GTAGCCAGAGCCGAGCGGATGGCTGGCGACGTAGTTCTGAAAGTCCTGCAGCGTGCGGCCGCCGGACCCCACCCACCCTTGCCCCCAGGCATTAATGTCGAACGGACTCGCGCCCCGCTGCTGTTGGGCGGCTTGCTGGATCGCGGTTTCGTAGTTCCCGTTCCCGAGATACTGGCGCGCTTCGCTGTCCTGCGGATCGCGGCCGTAGTACTTCCGCCACGCATCGGCAATCTGCCGGAGCTGCTGGCTCTCAATCCCCCCGCCGAAATCCGTGGCCGCTCCTGACGCGGGCGCTTGATACGGCGCGGCGCCGGACGTGGGCGGTTGATACGTCGGCTGCGGCGGCGCTTGGTACGTCGGCAGATTCGGCAAGTCGTAGATGCCCGTATTGCCGTTCCGCTGCGACGGGTCGAAGCTGAAGAGATCCACGCCCGCCATTACCGCCCGCCTTTCGCGTAGTCCGGCAGGCCCGCCAGCGCTTGCTTCGACACCGCATCAAACAACGGCTGCTGTTGATTCATCCGCTGCAAGGAGAGCTGCAGCATCTGCTGGAGCTCGGGAGACATCTGGCCAGCCGGGTTGTTGTCCCCCCCGCCGAAGCCACCCGAGGCCAACTTGCCGACGAGGCCCGCACCGACCGGCGCCATGCCGAGCACGGTCTTGAGGAGGTTGTGGCCGCCTTCCGCCGCGGCGGCACCGGGTGGGATGTAATTCGCCGCCGCACCCGCGCCGGCCGCGCCCGCTCCCGCGCCAAGTGCCGGCAACGCGCCCGCGCCCCCGAGATTCGCCGCGAGCGTGGCGCCGCCTTCGAGTTCCGGAATCGCCCCGGCTCCGGCTCCCGCGGCCGCCGCCCCGCCGCCACTCAGCAGCCCCGGAAACAACCCCGGAATCCCGAACATCGCCGCGGCCGCCCCGCCACCAATCGCCGCGATCTTCCCGATGGTGCCCGCGCGCGATTTCTGATTGACATTCCCGGCGTCGTCGATGTGGAAACTGTCCGGCAGATGGATCCCCATCTGCGCGAGTTGCTGCGTGACCGCCTGCGGGTTGTGTTGCACACCGGCCCACCAGGGCTGCGCCCGCATCCACTGATTGAACTGGTCGATCTCGCTCTCTTGTGTGGAGCGGGTAAACCCCTCCGGATCCCCGAAGGGTTGTCCGTGGCTGTAGCCGTAGTTCGACATCAGGCCCACCGTTCTGCGAGCTCGACTCGCGCCAACTGTTCCTGCACGTCCTGCTGCATCGCTTCAAAGCGCCAGAGGTCGGCCTGCAGCTGTTTCGTCGAGGCCCACCGCGGCGCGACTTTCAACGCCGCCACCGCGCGCTCCCGCTTCACGTTGAACTTGTGCAGCTCCCACTTCAGCAGTTCCACATTCGCCTTGATCGGCTTGGGCTCGAAGGCGTACTGCCAGCCCTGTTGCAACACCGGACTCGCTTCCGGGAACACCAGATGCGCGTCGGGCGTTTCGTAGTGCCGCAGGCCGTCTTTCACCGTCAGCGTCAACTTGCCGCGCCCCAGGAACCGCCCGGCGAGAAATTCCATCTGCGGTCGCTGCTCGCGATATTCCGCGTCCGTCGCCAGATGAATCCCGTAGATGTGAATCTCCTGATAGCCCTGCGTCATCAGGTGCGCCAGCATCCAGGCGGGGGAACTCGTGAAGTAGCGCCCGAACTCCGCTTCGATCGCCGCTTTCGGAAACGGCCGCGCCGAGGGCCACGCCGCCGACGCCGGATCCTGCGCCACGTGATCCGGATGGAGCCACACCGGGATCATCTGCTGCGCTAACCACGCCTTGTGCTCCTCGGGTCGGGCGTAGTGCCCCGGCGGCACCTGATGTGCGTAGACGGGTTGCCCGTTCACCGGGTGAAAAAACTTGTTCAGCGGGTGGAGGTCGTACCACGCATCCGCGCGCACGAACCCCTTGATCCGATAGGCATCGTTCAAGCTGACCAGATAGCACGAGGGGTCGTTCCACGGCGTCAGGTTCCAGCTCTGAGCGGTTCCGATAATCGCGGCGCGTGTCTGACTCACACTCACTCCAGATAGAACGTAATGACGGCGCCCGTGCTGCTGCTGGTCAGATAGACCCGCTTCGCATCGGGGGCGCGACTCGCGGTCAAGGGGACCAGCTGCGATCCCACCGCGTTCAAATCCAGCACGGGAATCAGCGTCGTGGGCACCGCGTCCATCCCATGCGCCACGGAAAACTCCGTGTTCGCGTTACTGCTCGTCGTCGCGACCATGCGGTACCAGTTCGCATTGGTCGCTTTGTTATCCGTCCCCAACCGAAACGTCGCCTGCACGTAATCAAACGCCAGCTGGAGCACCCGCTTGACGTTGGGCTCCAGGCTGTTCAGGAGCGTGCCGACGTAGTTACTCGCCATCAGCGAATCTTCGTCACCGTGAAGTCGGACCCGTACTGACCGGTCCCGGTCAGGCTCCCCGTCGATCCCGAATCCTGAAACACCGCGAGCCCGAAATAGTCACTGGTGCTCGTGGCGTAATAGACGGTCGTCACCGACATGGGCAGCGCCGCCGCGGCCGGGAGCGCCGGGGTTTTGTGAATCGCCAGCACGGTGGTGTCATTCAGCCAGAGTTCCACCTGTCGCCCACCCGCCGAACTGAACGCCGCCCACTCCACATGCCCCGTAATCAGATAGAGCCCCGAGGACACCACCTTGACGCGGCTGGAGTTGGCCGACGTGGAATGCATCGAGGCGGTGGAGATGGACCGCTGCGTCGCAAAACTCAAAAACGCCCGCGTGTTATGCGCCACCGCCGTAATCCCGCCCACCGCCACGCGGGCATAGGGCGGCGAGACGGAGACGAACAACTCGCCCGTGACCGAGGAGTTCGCCGAGACGGAGAGATTGCGGACGGCGGCATTGGAACTACTGATCGGCGCGGTGCCGTTCAGGAGCCCGTCTTCAATCGCGGTGACTTCGTCCTGCAAATCGTTGATGTGCGCGGCAAAGATTTTGTTGCCCGCGCCATCGGATTTGGTCGTGAACGTCTTCACGCTGGTCGGATAGGCGGCCACCGTTATTCTCCAAACGCGCGGCTGTGCGTCTCGGGCACCAAGCCGACGTGATAGCTATAGAGCTTGAAGGTTTCCTGCCCGACGTAGACCATCTTCAACACGAACGTGCGGCCATCCGCCGTCAACGGCAGCATCCGAAAGAACTGTTTCCGCGAGACGCCCCCGCCGTAGTCATCGACGCCGTAGTCCGCGGTGCCATACTCCGCCCCGCCCCCGGTAATCGGAATCGACTGGGAGCCGAACGTCTTCCCGTCCACTAAGGGTTCGATGGAGAAGTTCCCGCTGTGCGGCTCGTACTCGCCGCGGACATCCACCCAGCGCCCCCGGATCGGTCCCAAGGTCAGCCCCGGCCCTTCGTATTCGGCGGTGAGATTCGAGCTATTCGCGGTCGTGCCCGTGGCTTCCTCAAACACCCGTCCGGTGGTGGTGTGCCAGGAGAACAATCGGCCCCGATTCCCGGCTTGCGTCTCGGGGCCGTCCCACGACACATACCCGCCGATCGCGCGGTCCGTCGCCGCCCACGCTTGATTCCCGCTCGTGCGCGTGCGGTTCAGATCGAGCACCCATTCGCCATCCGTCCCGGAGGGGAAGCGCCGCGGCACGGCCACGCGGAGTTCTTTTTCCCGCTGGTGATACACGAGCGCGACCTTGGCGAGCGACGCCGCCGAGGCGTTCTCCACCAGATCGCGCCAGCCGGGCTCAAGGTCGTAGGACAGCAGCTTGTCGGACGTGCCGTCGAAGATGTAGACCCCGTTCGCGCCGGCATGCACCACGCCGTTTTCCAGGGTGGCGACACTCCGAAATCCGAACGCCCCGTCTTCGCTCGCAATCGTCGGCCGGACTTCGAAGTCCAGCGAGGTCTGCCCGAGGATCACGAAAATCTTCGTGGTGCCGAAGACGAGGAGCGTATCGCCGAGCGGCACGAGTGCCTGAATCGCATCGCCCCGCTCAAAGGGAATATCGATATAGAACAGCGCCGGCCACGCTTGCGGGAGAAACAACTGCGTGAAGTGCAGCCGATTCGTCACCGTCGCCGAGCGCGCCCACCAGCGGTTCTTCCACACCACCCCAAACGAGAGGACCGGCGGCAGATCGTGATCCGTCGGGATTTCGTCGTTGGTCGTCCAGTTCGTGGACGTGATGACGAGCGTCGAATTGGCCCCGGCGCTCTGGGCTTGGGAACTGACCTTGCGCAGAATCGTTTCGCCCGCACTCACCTTCCGGGCGTAGAACACCAACGCATCGACCTGCGGATCCGTCGAATTGGGGACCACCGTGTTGATCGCGCCCGAGCTCGCGGTGAGCGTGATCGTGGAGGCGGAGGAGCCATTCGACTCATACGCCAGATCGCGGTCTTTATAGGTGAAGGCAATCTCGTATTCGCCGGAACTCAGCCCGCCCGTGGAGAGCGTGGAGAGCGTCGGCGCGGTGAGGCTCCGCGCGATCCCGAACCGTGTCCAGCTCGATCCGTTAGTGCTCTTGCGCAGGGCGGTGGAGGTGCCATCGAACACCGCCACCAGATCGCGATCGTGCGGAAAGCAGTATTCGTTGGTGCTCAGTCCGGTCAACCACGGGGACGCCCCATTGGCCCATGTCCCGTCGTCGTTCTGTTCGTAGATCCCGCCGTTGAACCCGACCAGCGTAAACATCGTCGAGGCCGCCGCCGGCACGGCGGTATTCAGATAGACCCGCTGCGCGCCCTGGATCCGTCCCGCCCCTAGACTCGTGGTCGAAAACGCGGCATAGCCCGCGCGCACCTTCAGCGCCCCCGGTTCACTCAGACTGAAATTCGTGAGCGTCCGCGCCCGGTTCGATTCCAGCAAGGTCGGGGATGTCCGGAGATCAATCCCGCCCGAGGGACCGACCACGGGGAGGAGTTGATAGACCTTGCCGGTCGTCGCCGATCGGGTCTTCGCCTGCTTCGCCACTTAGCTCTGATTGCGGAACCCGCTCAGCCAATCCCGCCCGCCCATGGGCAGCGACGGCGCCGGGGCCGGGGCCTGGGTCGCGGGCGGTTGCGGGAGGTCCAACCCCCCGCCGCCACTCGGCATCGGGAAGTCCGGCCCGCGCGGAGTCGAGGGCGCGGGGCCACTCGGCGGCGTAAACGGCGAGCCCTTGTCCATCCCAAACACACCCGCGGGATGCCCGCCGACGGGGGTCACCTTCGGGGTGAGGCCCGTGGTCGCCCCGCCGCCCGCGAAGGACGGATTCCGTGAGCCAAAGAGCAGCGCCAAGAGCGCCTGCAGATTCAGCCCGCCGCCCCCCGGTGCCGTCAATAAGGCGCCCGGCGCGACGGCGGAGGGACCCCCCACCACGCGCGGCATCGACAGCCCCAGTGTCTGGATCGCGGACTGCACCGGATTGCCGTCCGGTTGTTTCCGGGTCTGATCACCCGTAGGTGAGAAACTGAGGCCAAAGGAGCCGTCTGCCATGTGCTTAGCCTTTCAAGGGACTCTGCCCCACACCTGTAATCCGGGGAGCGCGCGCCTGCACCGCTTGAATCCGTCGCTCGCCGCAGCGTTCACAGATCGGGGCGGTGTCCCCGTCACTCTCTTGCCGATGCCCACAGGCAAACGTCACCGTCATCGACGCACCTGGAAGTAATCCCGCACGTACGCCAGCGTCTGCCCGCCCTTCGTCCGCGCCGCGTCCATGTAGCGCTTGACGTAGCCGAGAAAGAGCTGCATCTGCCGATCAGAGGCTTGGTCGTCTTTCCGCAGCTTCTCAAGCATCGACGCGGCGTAATGCACGAGCGCCTGGTGATAGATCCGCAGGTCCGTCCGCACCGAGCTGTTCACCATGAACGGCTCGTTCGTGTCCGAGGTCATCGCCGCCGGTCGCGCGAGATAGGGCACGAGCAGATCCGCGCTCGCACTCGAGCCAATCCCCGGCGGCGGGGTCACGCCGAGAAACCGCGACGGCCCATCCACCCGCTCGTAGTAGTAGGTCGGATATTGCTGAATCGAGGACGCCTGCGTGCTCACCTGCCAGCCGGGCACAAAGCGATTGAGCCAGGGAATGTCTTTGCGCGGCAGGTCATCCCCGGCGAGCACGGTCAGATTGGAGCTGGCATCGGTGTAGCGGTACTGCACCTGCTCTTTGGTGAACCGCATGAAGTCCACCAGGACCGTGGTGCTGGCGATGTCGTATTCGGACGTGCCCGCGACCACCGTGATGGAACTCCGGCGCTGGGTGCATTCGGTCAGATCCGCGAACTGCTCCTGGGCTTCGTTGATCGCGGCCTTCCGCCGGGCCGTGGTAAACAGCACCGTCGAATCGTCGGTCCCGAGTTCCCGATCGAGCCGCGTCCCGTAGAGCGACGAAAAGATCGCCATTACGGAGCCAGGAAGTAGCTCACCGCGACCGTCCAGCCGGCCCGTGAGGAGCCCGAGATATTCAGCGTCAGCGACGACGCGGCATCGGTCTTGAACAAGTAGGGATAGCCAGACAGCGTCACGCCCGTGATGAGGGACGAGATCGTCTGCATGCGGGCGCACCACGCGAGCGTGCTCCCACCCATGAACCGGACGACCGTCGCCGTCAGATCGGTGGAGGTAATCGAGTAGGCACAGACGTACTTCTGCTGCGCCGTGGACCCCGAGATCGTGAACTGCGTCGAGGTCGCAAACGCGCTCGTGCTCGCCGCATTCGACCGCGCATCCCAGACTTGCCGGACGGTCAAGCCCGAACTGTTCGAGGACGGGATCGACGTGCTCTGCAGGTTCGTGCCGATGGTGGCGACCACCGGGTTATCCGTGTTCGTGCTGGAGAGCACCGCACGGACCGGGAAGTCCACCGCCGAGGACGCGCCGCCAACCACGCGGACATTCAGCGCCGAGGAATTGGCCGCCGCCGCCGCCGTCGAGAGATACCCGGCCGCAATGGCGTTGATCTGTACCAACGAACTATTGGCCGGGAAGGCGGCCACGGTTACCGTGGTCGAGAAGTTGTCCACCGTGACATGGCCGGTGGAGAGGCTTGAGATATTCCCGCCGACAATCCAGATGTTCAGGCCACTGGAGTTCGCGGCCGGTACGGCCGTCGAGACCATCGGCAAGGACGAGACGGTCACGATCGTGGACCCGCCCGCCGCACCCGCGACGACATTGACGCGAATCGCCTGATTCGCCGAATCCGCTGCCGTGACACTCCCGCCCGAGGAATCGAGCAACTGGGAGATGGTCAGCGGTCCGGTGGAGCCGGTGAAGCTCGCCGCGACCGTCAGCGCGCCCGAGGAATCGAAATGGAACCCCGCCGAGGACGCCCACGTCGTGGATGTCGGCCCCGCGATCCGCGCGGTCAGGTCCGCGGCGGAACTCGGCCCGCCCACCACGCGGACATTGAGCGCGGAACTGTTCGCGGCTACCGCCGCCGTACTGAGATAGCCCGCCGCGATCGCGTTCACCTGCATCAGCGAACTATTCGCCGGGAGCGCCGCGACGGTCACAATCGTGGAGTAGCCGACTTGCCGCACGACGAGGCCGGTATCGTTCGATGCCGGGGCGGCGGTGGAGGTCGGTCCGGACGCGGCGCCCGCCACGATATTGACGGGCAAGCCGTTGGTGCTCGCGACATGCACCATCGTGGCGAGCGAATCGGACGCAAAGAGCAGCGTCGGCCCTGCGATCGAGCTATACGTGGAGCCCGAGACGTAATCATTCGCCGCCGCGAGAAACGACGTGCCGTTCGTCAACCGGACCGGGAGATACACCGACGAATTACTGCTGGTGTTCCCCTGGACCGCGAACGTGGCATCCGCCGCCGAGGACGGACCGCCGACGATCCGCACGAGCAGGGCCGAGGAGTTCCCCGCCGGCGCCGCGCTCGACAGCAAGCCCGCCGCAATCGACCCCACCGCCACCACCGAGCTATTCGCCGGCAGGGTGCGGACTTCGACTTGCGACGAATTGGCGGGGAACGCCGCGACCGAGACGATCGTGCTGTACCCCACCTGCCGCACGATCACGCCGGTATCACTCGTCGCCGGGGCCGCGGTGGAGATCGGGCCGGTAATCGCCGCAATGGTGACCGTGGTCGATCCCGCGGGCATCGCCGCCACCGTCACGGTCGTGGACGGCGCCACGTACCCGACTTGCCGGACAATCACGCCAGTATCACTGGCGGCCGGCGCGGCGGTGGAGGTCGGTCCGGCCAACGAGACGACGGTGGAATACCCCACCTGCCGCACAATCAGCCCGGCATCCGACGACGCCGGGGCGGCCGAGGAAATGCGCGCGACCGACGCCGCGTTCTCCGGGTCCGCGAGGCTGATCAACTCCTGATGCATCACCGAGGAGTTGCGCGTCATCGAGACCGTCGCCGCCTTGAACGTAATCGTGGAGGGTTCGGCGCCCGAGATGTGGTTAAACGTCGCCATTACTTCCCTTTCAAGGCAAAGCCCTGATAGGCCAGTTCAACCAGAAAGTTCTGCTCGGGATTCGTCAGCGTGGACCCCGCGAGATCCCGCAGGCGCTGCATGGCGCGCAGATGCCGAAAGGTGTTCTCGCTGCGCCCCATGTCCTCCTTGAGTGCCCGCCCGAGGTCTTTCCACGCGCCCGGCTGATTGAAGCCGAGCGTCTGCGCCGTCTCGCGCACCACGATCCGCGCGGTCTGAAACGTCGGGCGCTCCAACGTATCGAGGGTATGCACCAGCACCGCCCGCCGCTCCGGCTCCAGCCGATACAGTCGCCGCACGAAGCGATAGAGCCACTGCGCTTGGGCAATGCGCACGTCCAGCCACGCGCCGAGCGCCCCGAGCAACGACGCCGCGACCACCGACGCTTGCCAGTTCGGATACCCGCCCGGCCCGCCGACCGACACCGGGGTCACGCGGGTATCCGAGTTCTCCCAATAGAACGTGTGGAACGCGCCGACAACCGGCACTAGGTCAGTTTCTCCGCGCTGAGATAGGCCCGCACCGTACCGGAGTTGGTCGAGAACATCCGCGCCCGGATGCGATAGTCCTTGAACAGTTCGTGCTTGGTGACGAATTGCACGCTCTGCAAGGTCGGCACGCAGGGATAGAAGATGTCCACCCCATTGGCCAATGCCGTGGAGGTGGCCGTCTCACACTGGAACTGCGCGTTCGTATCCGACGCCAGAATCCACGTCACATGGACGATGAATTTCTGGTTGACCGCGAGATTCTGCGTGCCGAGCATCGTGGAATCGAGCTCGGCCAGCAGGGTGCTCGTACTCGCGGTCGCCACGGGCGCGAAGCCCGTGGAGTTGATCGGATGGTTCCCGTAGTCGAAGAACGCCATCCGATCCTCCTAGCCGACTGACCGGGTCGAATCCACGTAGCGAATGAAGCCCATGACGTTGATCTGCAACCCACCCAAGAACGAGACGCCCGAGGAGAGGATCCGCAGCGTGGAGCCCGCGGGCACCCATGAGCCTTCAAACTCGCCCTGACTCGCGACCACCGTCGCCCACGTACTCCAGGTGGTGGAGCCTGCGGGATTGGTGAAGGACGCCAGCGTCGCCGCACGGGTACTCACCCCATCCACGCGCGGGATCCCCGTGGTCGAACCGCCTTCGGTCTTCAGGTAGACCCCATGGGCCGCCGCGACCGAGGAGTTGGTACTGGTCTGGAGGTTGACTTCGGTGATGTACCAGTCTTCGTAGTTGGGCACGGTCCGCGCGGCGTTCGCCGTGACCAGCGCGGTGGACGCGCCCGTGGATCCGGTCTGCGTATACGGCCCAAAGGTCCACAGCAGCGATTTCGCGCCGTACACCGGGCCACTGAATCGAGAAATGCCCATCGTTCAGATCCTCTGAAAGATGGGACGGGCCGTTCGTGACCCGTCCCGGTGTCTGGTTACGCGCCCGCCGAGCCGAACACGCCGTTCCAGTTCCACGCGCCCACCGAGAAGCGATGCCGCACGGTGAAGATGCGATTCTTCGTGCGCGGATCCTTCTCCATCGGATCGAGCGAGATCGGGACGCGCCGATAGAAGGTCAGCGCATGCTGGCCCTTGTTCCCCGCCACCAGGAACCACGCATCGGCATCCGACAGATGCGGATTGACGACGATGTCCCAGGAGCGCCGCGTGTTGAGCGCGTTCAGGTCGTTGTCCGCGCTGGAGGGCAGGCCCTTCGACCGCACCAGCCGCTCCGCGAGGAACTCGAGGGCCGGCGGGACGTAGAGGATCCACGAGGTGATCGGGGCCGCGAGGTGCCCGCGTTCGTCCTGGAACTGGCTCTGGCAGTCCACCATCGCCTGTGTCAATGAGGTGGCCGACAGATCCGCCGCGGAGGCGAGCTGATTGCGCGCCGTGCCGCCACCCTTCAGCGCATGCGTGCTGTTGAACAGCGAGACGCCGTCCGGCGTGAGTTCCGTGGTGAAGCCGTTGTTGAACGGGGCCGCCGCGCGCTTCTCTTCGACATAGCGGGCCGAGAACGCCAGCCACTCGCCCGCGCGGTTCAGCAGGTTCTCCGGATCATCTTCCAGCGCGGTCTGCGTCACCTCGAAGCCGAGGCCGTTTTCCGTGTGAAGGAAGTCCTTCGTGTAGCCCTGCTGGAGCTGGTCCATCACGAACGCTTCACCTTCCGGCTTGCTGATGGTGTCGCCGAAGGGCACGTAGGTGACGACGCGCTCGAACTTCCGATCCGAGGTGCGAACGTTGTAGATTTTCGGGTAGATCCGGGGCAGCTCTTTGAGCTGCGCTTTCATGATGCCCGCGAGCGTCTTATCGACGTTATCGTAGAGGGCGTCAAACTGTCCTCGTGTCTGCATGATGAATCACTCCAACCGCGTGTGCGGGTGAAATGACCCTTGCTGCTCTCGTTCGGCCTTGGGCAGGCCGACCCGCCAGAATTGCACCAGCAGCGCGGGTCGGTCTGCGTTAGCCGTGAAACGCCAAGACGGCCGTCGTGGACGTAATCGCCACCGACGAGCCCGTGTTTTCCGTGATGCGCGACAGGAACTTGAAGGTCACCTGCCCGCCGGTATCGCCCACCTGCCCCTGCAGGCCGGTGACGCCGTTTTCGCCCGCCACGCCCGTGATAATCACGCGCCAAT